ACTTTATCACAAGTTTGGGACCAGGTTGAAAATTTATTAGCCGATGGCATATCGCTTATTCCAGTTCGTGATAAGGATGAAAAAAATAAGTATGGTGACGTTCTTGTTGCTAAATCTCCATATGGTAAATGGAAAGAATTTCAGTTAAGGCAGGTAGGTAAGGATGAGCTTTGGAGAGAAATGGACCAGCGCGATACAACCGCTGTTGCCATCGTGTGCGGAAAAATTTCCGGCAACCTTGAAGCTTTGGATATCGATGTCAAATTTTACCCCGGCATCGATGCAACTTTATTTAAGGATATACGCGAATTCTACCCGGCTATTTTCGAAAAACTACGAATACACAAAACCCCATCTGGGGGGTATCATATACCATACCGAGTTGATCCCAATCATCCGGTACCAGGTAACTTAAAGTTAGCCGGTAGATATTCAACAGAGGAAGAAGTGCAAGCGCAGATTGATCGGGGTATTAAGCGCCCAAACAAAGAAGTAAATTTCCTAGAAACCAGGGGTGAAGGTGGCTATATTCTTGCTCCACCTTCAATGGGGTATAGCATAGTGCAAAATAATCCAATGCCCATGCTTAGCTGGGAAGAAAGATGCAGCCTCATAAGACTTTGTGAAAGCTATACCACCATAATTAAGGAGGTGCCAAAACCAAAGCCTACTAAATCTGAAGAAGGCTGGTATGATGAAAATCCATTTGAGCATTATAATAGGGCGACTGATCCAACAGAGTTAATAACCGGTTTTGGATGGAAATACAGTCACGAAAATCATTTATTCATATGGTATACTCGGCCTGATAAGCAGCGCGGTGTGTCATTATCCTGGAACAAAACAAAAAATATTTTTTATGTTTTTACCAGCTCAACTGAACTGCAGGCAAACAAAGGGTACCATCCATCAACAATACTGGCTGAACTTGCTTTTGCAGGTGATAAAAGTAAAACGTTCAAATGGCTTACGGACAATGGATTTGGGGTAGTTAAACCTTCTGTAGAAGCAAATTTGGTTAAGAAGGCTGCGCATTCCGGTAAAGGTATACCCAATAATTTTAGTGAGAAGGCCAAGCAACAGCTAGCTTTACAAGCTGAGCAGTTAAAAAAAGATCATCCTTATGGAGAATTTATTAAGTATGATTTTGAATCAGAGAAGCTGACAGTTAGCTATGAATCGCTACTGTACGTTGCAAAAATGCTGGGTTTATACAACTTTGAGGGGAATGTTGTACATGTAGTGGGCCATACGATTGAACCAATCACAGATCGTAAATTTCAGGATATCCTGAAGGATTATATTAAAGCAGAGGAAGTAGAAGAATACGAAAAACTTTGCGATGTTTTTGAAAAGTTTTTAAAGGAAAACACCAAATACGTATCTACCAGGCTGACTTTACTTGATGAAATGCGAATATGCAAGGACTCCCGAAATGAGTGCTATAAGTTTTACAATAACGGATATTTATTTATCACACCTTATGAAGTTAAATTTAAGGAATACCACGAATTTGACAAACTTGTATGGTCTGATAAAATTCAAAATAGAAATTATGCTAAAGCAATTGGTGGTAGATTTATCGAGTTTTTAAACCTTGCTCTTGTTGATCCAATAGCTGTAAAGCCAATACTCGGCTTTCTATCTCATGAATTCAAGGATGAAACCACTGGGTACATTATCGTTCTCACAGAATCCTGTGTTGATCCTAAGTTTGGCGGTGGTAGTGGTAAAAACGTATTTTGTAATCTACTTAAGCTAACAACCACGTATGCCAGTTCTCCTGGTTCACAAGGTAAATTTGATGAAAAGTTCTTTCAAAGTTGGAATAACGAGCGCGTATTCGGAATAAATGATCTACCAAAAAATTTCGATTTCGCTAATTTAAAAGAAGCGGCATCAGGAACCATCAAACTAAAAAAGCTTTGGGTCAATGAACAAAATATTGATGTTGAAAAGACTCCTAAGATCGTAACTCAAACTAATTTTAGCTACATAATATCTGATGGAGGATTAAAAAGGCGAATTATACCAATAGAATTTACTGAATTTTTTACAAAATGTGGCGGATTGGATGTACACTTCGGAGTTCACTTTCCTAAAGGATGGACTGAGGAAGATTATTCTGGTTATGATAATTATGTGGCTGAATGCATCCAAACTTGGATGAAGGGTAATTGTAAATTAAAACCAACACCTCTGACTGAAACAGGATGGAAAAAACAATGGGAGCAGACTTATGGCAATGCCACCGGATTCATATTGAAAAACTGGGAGCAATGGATTAAAGATGGTCAGATTGTAAACAGTCAGTTCAAATCTGATTTTGATTCTTATTACTCCGAAAATAATATTGTTGGGGTGTACCGCCCATCATCCACAAAAATGAACGAGGCTATAAAGTCTTATTGCGAAAAATATTCTTATGGATATAAAAGTGACTTTAGTAAGCGTGTTAATAGTATAAAAAATAAATACAGAATCTTTTTCAAGCTTGACGAAACTGAACCGATTCCAGATGATGATGAAATTAACGAAATAAATACCAAAATAGATGATGAAATACCTTTTTAAAATTGATTATATGGAAAATTATGAAAGACTGAAGCAGTTGGCTGCTTACGTAAAAGACGATTTTGAAACATTGACGGCCTTTGAATCACTTACAATAGCAGCATAATTGTTAAACACCGAAATTATTAGCGAAGGATTACTTGTAAACACTGATAGCGCTCCTGTTGGATTAGAGGCTATTGCTATGGTACTAGGATATAAAAAGAATGGCGGCAATATTCTGGACGCAATTCAACGAACAGAGTAATGTAAAGACTTTTTTATTTATGCCAGCCATCGAGCTGGCTTTTTTTATGCCCTAAATTGTTGCCATCATCATATTATTTTTTTTCGATTTGCTCATATATTTCCGAGAAGTCAAGTCCCGAAGTCCCGTGCTATATTTTTTTTCGGGACAAAATTCGGGACACAAATAGATGCCTTGTAGTGCGCTTAAGCTCTGTTTTTTATTTTTTGTCCCATTGTCCCGAAAAAAAATCAATTTATTATAATACAAAGAAAAAAATGAAACGAAATAGTATTGTATACTTTTTCAATAATGTAAAATGCTTCTAAACATTATACAGAAAAGAGATAAAAAATTAACAAAAACTCGGGACAACGGGGACATTTGAATAAAAATGCCATCCTACGGCATTTAAAGCTATACTTTTGTGTCCCGAAAATTTTTAAACAGTCATTTATTTGTCCCGAAACTTCCCTTATTTTGGAAACACGGGAATATTTAGTATCTTGTAGGATATTTCCAATACCATGTTAGAGCAAAAAGTACATACGTCGGAATCGGCCATGCAAGCGGCTATTTTCCAGTATTTCTGGAACAATTACCCAGCAACACGCAGAAGGATTTTCCACGTACCAAACGGAGGGAGCAGAAATAAGATAGAAGCGGTACAATTAAGGGCGCAAGGAGTAGTAAAGGGTATTACTGATTTAATTTGCTTGGGAGATAACGGTTTCTTCGCAATAGAGCTTAAAATTAAAGGCAACAAGGAATTAGGAATTAAGGAAGGAGTAATCAGCCCAGAACAGCAAGCAATTCACGATTTATGGCGCTCATTAGGGCACAAAGTTTATGTTTGCTGGTCCTACGATGAAACACTATCAGTAATTAAAACAGAGTTCAACCTATGACCCCACAAGCAAAACAATACTTCGACAATTTAACTCCCGGCAAGGTAGTCCGATTAAGCGAGGCTAAAGATCCGGAAGCTTTCAAGAAAGGGGCGATGGAATACATAGATTTGTACGGGCACAGCATAGGGTTTATACAAGGCTACCAGGCAATAACCAAATACTACCCAATTCCAACCAACGACCGTATTAACTTTTTTTATAATTATTAATTCCCTTATTTGGGATTATTGGGAAATATAGTTATTTTTGTTATTCAAGCACAAAGCAATATGTTAAGTTCACAGGAGATCATAGGTAGAGTCTACTCTCAAAGCAACCCGGAAGAAGCAAGGGCAATCGTAACCCAGTTTCGCAGGACCTTAAAAGATCCAAAGTTTGTATCGGATATCTTTAGCAAGGTTAACGAGGTATTCGCCGATGAGGATTATGATACCAGAAAACTTATTTTCATTGCAACCACATATCAGCTATACCAGCCACTCAGTTACCTTCGACGTAAAAACGACGATAAGGCTTCAGGAAAGCTTCCAGTAGGCGTACGCGATGAAATGCAAAAGTGCTTACAGGTTAATAACCCGGAGACAATTAATGCCTTAAAAACATACGTGGAAGCCCCAATGCTCCCGAACTCAAACGGCGTTATCCGTCCGTTCAAACAAAAAGTTATGTCGGTAGTCGAAAAGTTTAAGGTTTTTTCTATTCACGCTGACGATCATCAGTATTCACTTGGATTGTAATGGAAGATAGCAACAAAGCTGGTAGGCCTTTTAAGTTTACTCCTGAGCAATTTGAATTAGCTTGGCAGCAATATTTCCAATGGGTCGATGATAATCCCTGGATGAAGAATGAAGCCGTTAAAAGCGGAGAATTAGCCGGAACCATTATCCAAATCCCAACTGCCAGACCATATTCTGAAATAGGATTTTGTGCTTTTCACAATCTTGGAGAGAAGTATCTGAGAGAGCTGTCAAAAAGATTAGAAGATAAAACAGAACCTAAACACAAACAATTAACGGCGGTCTTAACGCAGGCGCGGGCGAGATGCTACGCTCAAAAGTTCGAAGGTGCTGCTGTCGGAGCTTTTAATGCTAACATCATCGCTCGTGATCTTGGCCTAGCCGAAAAACAAGAAACCAAACACACCGTTAAAATTGGTAAGGATTTAGAAGATGAGGTGTATGACTAATGGCACTGAAGCTTGATAAAAAATGGTTTAATCCACTTTACTTTATTCTTAATGAATTAATAAAGGACGATTCGATAAGAACAATTCTTGTTTATGGCGGGAAGTCGGCGGCGAAAACCGCGTCAATTTGCCAACTATTATCGAAGGAGTGCTACGTAAAAGCTGCTAACACCATTGCGTACCGCAAGGAATCCAACATCATTCCCACAACACTTAAAAAGACTTTTAATCTCGGTATAAGCACCACAAGATTAAGTCCGGTTTTCGATATTCAGGATCGTAGATATCTTTGCAACAACCAGGCTGGAACAATATCAGAGATAGTTTTAAAAGGGCTTGATGTTGAGGAAAAGGCGAAGGGGATTGAATCATACAAATATTTATTTCTCGATGAGTTAAACCACTTTGAGCAAGCTGAGTACGATCAGTTTAACATGTCACTTCGTGGTATACCTGGTCAGAAGATTTTTGCAGCTTGGAACCCAGTGGATGAAACCAGTTGGGTTAAAACAGAATTATTGGATTCGTACGAGTTTGTGGATATGGAGCAGCACAAGCTTCCATCTGAAAATAGCTTTGTTAAAATATCAACTTGCGGTAAAGTTGTATTGATCAGAACAACCTACGAAGATAATTATTGGATTACCGGTTCTCCTTGCGGCACTTATGGCTTCAGGGATGAAAATCTTATTGCCACTTACGAGGCGATGAGGTTGAAGAACTATAATTCTTACCGGGTTAATGTACTTGGTGAGTGGGGAAAGGCTACTTTTGGCGGTGAGTTTTGGAAGGAGTTCAAGCCTGAAAAACATGTTAATGAGATTGTTTGGGATAAGTCATTGCCGATATGGTTATCATGCGATGAAAACGTGCACCCCTATCTTCCATGGACCGTTTGGCAGATCAAAGGGAAGCATGCGCAGCAGATTGATGAGATATTTATGAAAGACCCTTTGAATAGGGTGGTTCATGCTGCTAAAGAATTCATCAAAAGATATCCAGTTGGTGAAGTTGCGGGCTTATTTGTTGGCGGCGACAGGACTTCAATAAAAGAAGATACCAAAAAAGAGAAGGGCGAAAACTATTTCACCGATATTATGAAAGAATTAAAGGATTATCGTCCGGTACTGAAAATTCAATCAGTTAACCCTTCGGTGGTTCAATCCGGGAATTTCATAAATGATATTTATGCTGGCAATAGCAATACGAGCATTACCATTGGTATCAGCAAAAAGTGTAAAAAGTCAATATTTGACTATCAATACACCAAAGAAGATTCTGATGGCACAATTTTAAAATCAACCAAAAAAGATCCTGTCACCAAAATAACTTATCAGGAGTTTGGGCACGCATCAGACTGTAAAAGGTATCTGGTGACACATAATTTTGCCGCCGAATACTTGGCCTACATCAGCAAGAAAAAAACAAGCCTGGGCGTGCTTAGTGGGATTAGGTAGGCTATTTATAATTTGCTTCATTCATCTTGCAAAATATTTGTTTATTAAATTATATAAATATAATAAAACCCATGCTCCTAAGTAGCAAGTTAAAGAATTTAATACCATTAGCCACCCCACTGAAGTTTTACTTTGTGAATAGCTTATGATTGGGAATACGCAAACTATGTAAATAAATGAAGCAAGTATGTTCAATATTGATTTATCTTTCTTCTTTGTCACATCGGCATCTCTTTTGTTTACCAATCGAACATTTGGCTTTAAAACGGCCAAATTTATATCATGAAGATTTGGCCCTCCATCTATCAATAATTCAATCCATATTTTACTTTTTTGATTTAAAACAGGAACAGAAAACTGCCTATGTCTTACTACGTATTTTAATTCATCATTATATAGATTAGGTTTGGGGTCATCATGTTGATGATCATTAACAAATTGCCTTCTAGAATTGAAATTGTCAGTTAAAAATAGCCCTATACTAACTTCATCCTGGATTAAGTAACCTTGCTGCCGATATATATAGTAACCTTCGTCCACAGATATTGAAACATCAATATTGCTAATACTTTGAGAACTATTATTGACTAACTCTACAGTTCCTCTGTATAGATTTTGTGATTGGCTCCCGTTGAAATAAACTTCAATTAATCCCCAATTATCGTTATTTGCTTCAAAAGCAATTGGCTGTATAGTTACGAACCTCTCAAGAATTATTGTTCTTTTTTTATACCTTTCTAATACTATTCCGCCAATTAAGGCAAGTAAAGCTGTTAGGATAATAGATAAAATTGCTGTTGAATCCATTCGAGAGTTTAATTAAAGCCTCCAATATACTAACTCAGTTTAATAAACCCAAACAAACAGTCACCATACCCCGCAAAGCTAAATTTGTAGTATATGGAACTATCTACACTCACGACATTACTTCAGACACCGGCTAAACTTGTTGAAAAAATCCGATCGGCTCGCCCGGATGAGGATATCAAGTCTATTGAGCCGGAGGATCATGAAGTGATGCAGGAAACCGAAAGGAAGAAGCGAGAGGTGATGGTTGATACAGGAACGCTTGATGCGCAAGGCAACCCAGTAATGCGTAAGACATTTGAAGAAGTAACGCGCATCCCTACCAGGATAGAGAAGAATATTATTGATTGGGCCGCGCAGATGGCCGCAGGTGTTCCGGTTGATTATCACGCCTTACCGGCCGACGACACAGAGCAATTGATGTACGACATGGTTAAGCATACGGTTAAATCGAATAAGCTTGAATACCTGGATAAGACCGTTGTGCGTTTAATGGCCACTTATAAGCGCTGTGCAGAGGTTTGGTTTAGCGAGGATTGTGATGAGTTCCACTGGGCACCATTAGGTACTTGGAAGAAGCGTATGCGTATGATGCTGCTATCTAAGGAAACCGGGGATACTCTTTTTCTAATTACCGATAACGTTGGCGATGCAATTGCATTAACCAGGGAGTACAAAGTAAAGGACGAAGAAGATAAGGACGTTGAAATGTTCGATATCTGGATTAATGGAGCATACATCACGTTCAAGAAAGGGCAGGCCGATTGGGTGGAAGTTGGTAACGTGCCACAATCATACGGTAAAGCATCGTTTGTTTATTATTCACAGGACCGTGTAGAGTACCAAGATATAGTTCAAAAGCGTAAACGCCTGGAGCAATTGGATTCAGATCACGCTGATCAGAACATTGCAACTGGTTCACCAATACTTGTGGCCAGCGGACTGCTGGGCATGGGCAAGCGGGGAGAAACCGGGAAAACCTTCGAAGTTACCGAAGGTGGCGATTTAAAGATGCTCGAAGCAGCTGGTACTCCTGAATCTTTAAAGATGGAGCGCGAGAATTTACTGAACGGTATCTACTACGATACCAATACCCCTAACATGAGCATATTCGATGGGGAAGGTGTTGGTGCCAACATGCCAATCATTGGCATTAAAATCCGTTTCCTGCCCGCCACACTTAAAGCCATGAATAAACAGTCAGGATCATGGGGAATGGGGGTGCAGCGCAGGTGTAACTTCTTAAAGGCAGCATTATGCCAGATCAACACCGGACTAAAGTCAGCCCAGGGATTGGATATCTCACCGCGTTTCCAGGTTTATCTACCATCCAACGAAACAGAAGAATACAACAACATTATTGCATTGGTAGGGGCTGGGTTAATGAGTACCAGGGCAGCGGTTACCAAATTGGGGTTGGTTGATGATATCGAGGCTGAAATGTTGGCCATTGAAAAAGAGGTGGCGGCGAGGGGGGCGTCTGCTATTAAGATAAATAACTTTCAGGAATAGATGAATATTTGGTCTGGATATCAGCTATAGTTTTGAATTGTGAATTGTGCAAATAATCTTTCATATTCGTTACTATAATCTTAGCGGGTAGATCTAATTTCGTTTTATAAAACAACTTTAACTTTTGCGATAAAAAATGATTATCCGTACTGCTTATGTTAGAATTGTTAATTTTATGAAATATCATTTCAAATGACTGAAGCAAATAAATTAGTACGTCCAATCTCGTATCATCTAACATAGCTTGGGAGATGTAATCCTTTTGATGATGTCCAGATATCTTAGCAAAACGTAATAGCGCCTCGAAACCATTGTACTCCTTTTCTGTCACAACTTGGCCTCTGCTGATCGTGTTAGTGAGTCTGAATTTACTAATTTCCTCATCGAGTTGGTTGAGCATTAAAAACACAACATCTATATCATTTTAATGATTTTGTGAAGCGTTTGATTCTGTTTGCTTTAATAATGCCATGTAAATTAGCCATGAAGATAAAATTCCTGTAATAGGTGTTGTAACACCAGATATAACTGTAGCGATTGCAACTAATGACGGATTGTTCAGGTTCAGCGCCTCAAATATTGAAGGCTGGCTTACTAGTATTATTACAATTATACTAATAGATAATAAAAGCAATGAAGTTACTATCAAGAATAAAGATCCTGAAATTGATTTTGCTTGAAAGTTTATTGACATCTTGAGAGTCGTTTAATTTTCTACGAATATGCAAAATAAATTAAAGGCGTACAATACTCAAAAAATACGGAAAGTATTTTTTTTAAAAAATATTTGTTTCCCGTATTTGGGAATATCGGGAATTGTTTTTACATTTGGATATGCAAACGGTAAACCAAGCATAAGCAGGCTCTGAGATAAGGTCTGCTCTTTTAGGTGAGAGCGTTTGTTGAACCGTGGCTGATGAGAAGAGGGTAGTCACGGTTTCTTTTTACCTTTTAATAATATGTTTATGGCGATGATGGATTATGGAGTTCAGTTTGGAACGACAAAGGGATTGCTTACTGTAAAAAATATTTATAAAGGTATTCAATCCAACAAATCAAGATTATTTGTCTTATGCGAATGTTCTTGCGGCAATAGTCACAATATGCAGCTTAGGAACTTTTTTCTAGCTAAAGAAAGCTTGTCATGCGGATGCAATAGACGAAAAGGTAGCGATACCAATAGAAGGGCTGATTCTCCAGAATATCGAGCGTGGAGAGATATGAAAGACAGATGTTATAATCCAAATAAAAAGGATTATGTACGATATGGTGAGCGTGGTATTGAAGTTTGCCAAAGGTGGATGGAAAGCTATGATAACTTTTTTGTCGATATGGGAAAACGGCCTAGTAAGCGACACTCTTTGGATAGGATTGATAATGATGGTAATTACGAACCTTCAAACTGTAGATGGACTACAACCAGCGTTCAGGCAAACAATAGAAGAAAGAGAACATCTGGCTATGAAAATGTCGGAGCAGCTAAAAGAGCTGTCAAGTGCTTAGAAACAGGGGAAATCTTTGATAGTATGACAAGTTTATCTAAACATACCAATATGAGCACAAATAGGTTAGTAAGGCAATTTAAGAAGAATGATATCGCGATAATCAATAGTTATTCATTTGTTGAATTGAGATAACATTTAAGACATGGACTGGACGAGTACATTTAGAAACGATGTGATTTAAGCACGTGAAATTGCATAAAGAACTTTGTTAATCGGGTGCCAATAGTCCGCACCATTAAAGCCCCCATTCGCTGGGTAATCCGATAGGATGGGGCAAAAGAAACTTTTCATAGTTAGCCCAATAGGGCAGTTTTAGTTTGAGGTTTGGTTTAGTAGTCAGGATTGGTTCTCCTGGCTACTTTTTTAATAAACTATGACTATGAATCTTTTTTATAATCGAAAAAAGCATAAACCATATTGATTATGATATGAATAGACAAATACGCCACAACAGCCAGCCAAACATATACCATGTATGTGAAAACCGGCATAACAGTATTGAAGTTTATATATGCTTTATATTGGATAACGCTTCCAGGAGGATTAGAAACATATTTGATCAAATTAGAAATCAAAAATCCTACTGCGCAAAATACCGAATTTATTGCAGATTGATTAAGTCTAAATGCCAACTGAGGTTTAACGGATGAAGATTTTGACCAATTAAATAACATGGTGGATAGACCAAGAAAAATAGCAAAACCATAACCGGTCAATTTTACAAATTCACCCGTGTTATCGGTAGCTAGTATTACGAATAAATTATAAAAACTACCGAAAACAGGAGCCACAATTAAGGCTATTACAACCAATATAACAACGTATGGAACATTTTTCATATCCCAAACATAATAATAAAACAAACGCAAAGCATATCCTTTGGTGGGTGCTGCTCGCAATAATTGCATACTTAACTAAATAACTATATGGATAATGGACAAGTGGATCACGCTGAAAGATTAGCGCTGAATAATCTCGACAAATGGAATGATGTAACCGGTGTTGTTACGCAGCATTCAGGATATTATTATGAATTGCAAAGTGTGATCACCGATGCTGTTCATTACGGTATCCAAATGGCGCTTACTGGAAAAGTGAGGCTTGATATCGATGGAAATATAATCAAGGAGTAATATGAAAATTTCAGAATTAAAGAAAGGCGACAAGGCCATAATGAAGAACGTTGGCGACATCACCATTTTAGGTGTGGCCAAGAAGTATATACGAGTGAAATCAGATGTCATGACAATGAAAATTCAGTTTGCATGTGACGCAGCACCATTGAAGGATTTGGGCATTGAGTTAAAATCAATAGAAGCATAATTATGAGAAAAAACAGAGTTGGAATTATCGGGGCGGGACTCGCTCTGGCAGTAGCAGGATTGATGGGAAGCGCTCAGGCATCCCAACCATTAGTTGCACAAACACGACAATCACAGTCGCAGGGTGGAGAGATGAAAGCCACACGTGACTATCGAAAAAGCAAAGAAGAGATTAACGTAAATGCTTATCGAGGTTTGGATTTTAATCCATTTCTATTCAATGATGCTGGCCTTTCTCCAAAAGAGTATGGTTTGCGTTACGGTACTGGCAAATCGCGCAAGCACAAGTCAAATCGATTGCGTTACTCGCACAATGCAAAGTTGAATAGGAGGTTAAAATAACTAATTATTACTGCTGGTCGAAAAGCATTTATCGGATAATATTTGCAGGTACTTAAAAATAATTCCTGCGATAAATAATCCTATAAGAAATGAAGTGGCACTAGCAATCAAATGCATGGCGCCACTTTCAAAGTGGTTAAGCGAATAAGCCGTTAATAACGTAGGTATTGAAACCATACAGGAAAAATTCACAATGCAAATCAATACACCTACTACTTTGTAAAAACCTCTTTTCATAACGCAAATTATGAATTAGATAGATATAATTAAAATGAACACAACAGTAGCATTACAGCGCAAAGTGCGCGAATTAACAGAAAACCTGCAAGATGCTGTTGCCCTTGCCGGCAAACACAAAAGTAATATGGGGCAGTTGGACCAGGAAGAATTAGCCAGGTTAAATGCCCGGGCAAATGGATCATCTTTCAACGCAAAGGATTGGGATACTCAGGACCGCAATGGAGAGCAGTAGGTATGATAACACAGATTAAAAAAGGTGATTCTTTTAGGTGCAAAGAAAGCCTAAGCGATAACGGAACCAAGGTTTACACTGGAGGTGAAATCTATACTTGCCATGTTGATGGGCATTTAACGAATGACCTAGGGGATAAACTTCCATGGTCTTTGCCTGCATTGAATAGAGCTTTCGAACCAATTGGTACAATCAGTATCCATGCAGAATCCAGCGATACCCCGATGATCACCTTACCGGATTACTACAACAACGATAACGGTTCATTATACAAGATTGCTAAGCAACGAGGATGGTCACCTTATGCGTTTGACGTGGTTAAGCGTTTGGATCGGGGCGGCAAAAAAGATCCGTTGCGGCAAGAGATTGAAAAGTCAATTGGGGTGCTCCAGTTGTGGTTAAAGGAGTTGGAATAATTTTAGTTTTCCCTTTATTGGGAAATTAGGGAATTGTTATTATATTTGTTTATTGTTAATGTGTTGCACGCTAATTAACACCCTAAACGACATTTAAAAGCCTTTTGGCAGAGTACCCGAGTGCAACCGGAGAAATGCTGAAAGGCTTTTTTAATTAAAAATATTATGGAAAAATTAACCGTTAAACAGGCCCTTGAGCAGGGCTATGAGTATTGCGCGTTTAATGTTCAAGATTGGGGCCATGTAATTGAGATTACAGATTTAACACCTGAAGATTTTGAGGATGAGCGTGGCTATGTTCTTTGTGATAAGCAACCTACGCAATATGCAATTTCTGACAGCCAAATCGAGGATTCTATTGTTGAGCACATTGATTGTCAGGATGAGTTTAACGACGAAGATAGCGAGCTGAGCGGCATTGCTTTGGAGGGGTGCGATGACCTCTTGAAACAACTAACTGACAAAATTAACAAAAATCTAAGTGTTAAAAAATTCTGGTTTCAAACTAAAATCCAATTGGTGCCATGAACTACAACGATGCAGGTGGTAAACCCATCATAAAAACAAAAGATTGGATAGATACCATATTCAATAGGAATACTGGAATAGCATTCATAATCGTTGCCGCTTGCGGTTACATTAACTTAATTATTTACATAATCGATAACTGGTAGACATGAAAACCTTATCAATTAAACAGCCCTGGGCAACAGCTATTGCGATCGGGGTTAAACCGGTAGAGAACCGGAGTAAACGCACCCATTATCGGGGTAGGATTTACCTGCATACCTCACAAAAGCCTATGTCTGGTGAGGCTCAGGATATCATTGGTCATGAACGATGGAAAACTTTGAGCATCGATGAACAAGTGGCTATTCGGCAGGGAATGTCGGTCAATGGGGCGATCATTGGCGAGGCTACCATTGTTGATTGTGTTCTCAATCATACTTCTATTTGGGCTGATCAAATGGCATTCGATGTGTGTCCTGAAACCGGTATACACATTTTAAGAAAAGGCCAGCCGTATGTTTGGAATTGGGTACTTGCCGATCCTGTGCTTTACGAACAATCAATATTAAACGTTAAAGGTGCACTTGGCTTGTGGGAATGGGAAAAGCCTTATGATGTAGTTGGTAGTGCTGAAATGGTTTAATATATTTGATGTATGTACGAGAAATTACACGATCACAGAGAAGTTTATAAAGCTGCCCTTGAACAATT